ATTCTCCATAATAATCGCCAATAACTTTATTGCCATATCTATCTTCCCAATACTGCCAAGTTTCAATTGCGCCGCCATTGTAATATTTTTCACAAGGTTCAACACCAATAATGAAACAATCAATATCAGAAGCAATTTCTCTCTTGACTTTTACAGTATCCCAAGAATGTGGTCCACGTCTTCCTGGAATATAGATTGAATCTTTTTTATAACATACTACGCCTTCGCCGCCAATAGAAAAAATTTGCTCTAATTTATCAAAGAAGTTTTTATCCATTTGATAATAAGAAACGGATTTTACTAACGGAGAATTGATACGATATACAACTTCTGGAATATGAGAAACTCGTTCTTCAATTCTTTTATCCATCATATTTACTCCATCAAGAGCCAATACATCAAATACGCGCCATTCTAATTTAGTTTCTTTCTGACGAGCAATTGCTTTCGCATCAAGACAACGCAAAATAGAACCTACGTCTTTATCAACGCCACCAGGAAGGTAAATTTCTCCTAAAATAATCGTATCACCTTTATTGAAGGCTTTTACAACATCATCCCAAAAGAATACCTTTGTTTGGACTTCACCATAAGTATTAGTTTTCTTACTAATACCTCGTGTCTGTAAAGCGTTTCTCTCAGAAGTGATAATCGCGCGCGACCAGTTTCCATCATATTTTTGGCTCCATAAATAATTACCGCCTCTAATCATACCTTCGAGCCGCATTTTTCTTTCTGCTGTGGGCATAGAGGCGGGAGGAGCCCAATAACGCATTGGTTCCATAGAAAAATAATCCATTTTATTATCTCCAATCATTTATTATAGTTATAATACTATTTTCTAACATTTCTAAGTCGCCTTTATTATCAATTACATAATCAAAACTAAAATTATCTAATTCAGTTTCACTAATATGCGCGGCCTGTTCTGATGTTAGGGCCGGATTTATATAAAGATTCCCATCCCCATCATATCTGTTAATTCTAATAGTAATTACATTTGAGTTATATTTTGAAACCACTTCATATTCATTTTTGAATCGCCAATCTGGAATTAGAACATATTCAAATTCATCTTTTGTCGCGGCCAAAAATTCAGCGACTATTCGCGCCCAATAATCTTGGTCAAATCCGCGCATAATAGTGGTTCCAATTTTCTGAAGAAGTGCTCTGCCATCTTCATCTTTTTCACCATTCCAATTAAAATATTGAAAGGCATAATATTTTACTAAATCAGCAAAGTGTATAGTAAGGATTTTGTCAGTTTCTTTTGCTAGTTGTTCTTTTAATAGAAAGGCTGCTGCGTCTTTCCCGCACCCGCTTTTACCGCTAATCATCAGAATTTTCATTTATTAATTGAGCCATCCTCATATTAAAATAAAATCTAATAAACTCTTGTTCTTCTTCATTTTGACAAGAATTTGTGTATTCATTTAAAAAACTAGCAATCGCTTGAGGACTTTTTAGAAGTAAAGCGAGGTCGAAAACTTGCTGACTAGTTTCCTTTACACTATCTGGAATATTTTCAAAAATTTCAATCATTTTTTACTCTCCTTAGATAACGTTGATAAAATTTGTAGAAATTTTTCAACTTCTGTTCTATCTTCTAATGTTATCTTTGCAATTCGTGGTGGAGGAACTCTATCTTCATCAGGTGGCATGTTGAATACATAATAATGTTCTTCACTTTCTTCTGGAATAATTCTCGTACATAAATGTTCGCCTGATGTTTTACTAAATACTTTTATCACAGTACAATCATCAAGTGTTTGTACTTCCGTATCTAAACTTTTTTGATTTATCTGACCTAAAAATCCAGCGTATTCATCCCTTGATACTTCGTAAATTTCATTATCCATTTAAATTAACTCCATATTGTTTTAGTGCCGCGGCTTGCGCTTGGGCCAATTCATCTACTCTTTCATTCCAAAAATTACCCGCATGTCCTTCTACCTTGACGAAAGAGTACCAAAAATTATCAAAGTAAGGGACAATTTTATACCATAAATCTTGATTAGCCACTGGTTCTTTTTTACTGTTTATCCAACCATTATTTTGCCAATTTACATACCATTCATTTAGATAGCAATTTATGGCATACGCGGAATCACTATGAATAACAATTCTTTCATTGGGCTCGCGGTGAGTGGAAGCGAACTCTAATGCTTCGCAGATTGCTTTTAGTTCCATTCTCTGATTAGTAGTATTAGTTTCGCTTCCACCGCTTTCATTGATAGAGTTTCCGTCTCTTGTCGCAACAAAAGCCCAACCGCCAAATGTCGTAGTGCCAATTTTTTTTAATGAACCATCTGTATAAATGTTCATTGTTATAATTTTTTCTTTACTACGCTTTTCCATTTCTCTCGCCCTTTCTTCTTTTTATTATTATAATACAAAATAAGAAAAAAGTCAAATATTATTCTTCTTCTTCTTTTTCTTTTAGTTCAGGTAATCCAGCAACACTGGTTAATAGACTTAAAATACCTGCTAAAACAGAAGCAGAAGCAACTAATGCCCAATTTACCTCAGACATTGCTAAAGAAGTTCCAATTGTAGCAACAGCAGTCTGAGCAATGGTTTTAATAGCGCGGACACCTGCGGCCGCGATCCATTCTTTAAAGTTGTATTTCATAATCAATTACCTCCTAATTGTTTCAATTCCTCTTCACTTTCTGGAAGAGCCATAATTTCTTCGTAATAATGTTTACCCTGTCCATTTCCTTTTAGTTCGTCATGATAAATGTGATAAATTTCTTTAACCTCTCTTTTTTCAGCCTCAGAAGCCCATTTTTTCTAAACAACTAATATTCCACGCCATGTATGCAGTGTATCAAATAGTTCCATTTTTGTGCCTTCACTAACCGTTTTCATGGCTTCTTTCATTGAGCCTACATCTGCTTCTATACCATTCATTCGCTCTGATAAATGATTGATAGACGAGGTTATTTTATCAATATTTCGACCAATTGATTCTAGTTGTTTATGATTATTACCACATTTATCTAAAAAGTCTTGTAGCTGTTCATTTCTTTTCTTCCAATTATAATATTTAGTTGGAATACCTTTAACAGCAGCCCATAGTTTGGGTAGAAAATCTTTCCATCCCATGAGTACTCCCCTCCATACTATTAAATAAGTTATCCTGGTAGTTGTATATTAGATAAAGTTTTATTAATATTATTTGCTATATCTAATAATCCTGCTAAAAATAAAATTTTTATACTTACGGCTTTTTCAGCCTATGCAGCAACATCGCCCCACGGATCATCAGTTTCAAATACACCATTTCTATTTTTAATCATTCCTTCGTTCATATGGTTTATAATTGTTACTGCGCCACCGCGACGGCTGGATTCATATGCTTTATATGCATTATCTCTACATGCTTTTAATTCTTCTAATGTCTAATTTAAAACAAATGATCCTGGAACATAAATTCCATTTACAGCATATAAATGTAAAATTTTAGGAGTTGTATATCCTGTTTTTACTCTTTCAGATACGCCGGCAATTATTTCTGCTTCCGCGCTCCCTTCATCAAATAGTGCGAATACTATTAATGAACCTAAATAATCTTCTATAATATTTTTATTTTTTTCACCAACAAGACTGTTTGGTGAGCAGTTAATTATTGCGGATTTTAACCAAAGCATATCCTATTCATTAATTGGCATATTTGCTGCGGTAAAAATTTCATTTATATTATCTAATTGTTTTTGTAAATTTGCGCCTAAACTGCCGCCTATAAAACCTATATCATTTTGATACTAATTATAGGTTTTCATTGTTGAAGATTCAAAAAAACTATCTCCAAAAACATCGAGAATTTTTTTTCGTTTCTCATTCATTTCCTCTTCTGAATCTCCACGTTTTTCGGCTTGCTCTTTATACTGTTTCCATTCTTTTCCTGCGGAAGTAGCTTCATTCTCCAAATCTTGTTCTATTTGCTATTGAGTTTTTAAAGCATTAAAAAATGCGTCCGCGTTTGCTTTATAACTATTAAATGAATCATCTTCTTTCGTGGATTTACTAAGAGTATTATAGAAATCTTGTACAAAATTTTTTACATAATCTTCACTTATTTTTTTTATTTTGGCGGCCATTTCTTCTGATATGTCTTTTGCTTGTTGATCAATCATTTCTTTAATAGGTTTACTTAAATCAGGAACAGAATCATCAACATAAATTGCTACGACAAAGTCATTTTTTTTGTTTAATTTACCTATCCAATCATTTAAAGTATTGCTTGATCTTAATGATTCCTATATACCTTGTTTAATTTCACTAAAAGTTGGAGCGCCAACAGAAATTTTTTTATTTTCAACTGCTTCTTGTATGGCTTTTATAACTAATTGTTCGGCTTTATTCCCTTTTGTTTTTT